GACATAACCTCGTTAAGATCAAATACCTTCATGTTCTTCTCGAAGATAGCTTCTTGCTCTTCATTAAGCTCAAGCTGACCATCAAGCCACTTACGTACTTTAGCCTTACCAAAGCGAGGAATACCTGGTACGTTATCTGACTTATCACCCAATAGACACTTTGCACGAAGCCATTCGTTCTTTGTATAGTCTGTATCCTCAACAAACGTCTCTAATCTAAACTCACGCTTACGAATAGGGTCATACATCAAGGTTGTATCGTCAACAAGTTGCAGGAAGTCTTTATCTACCGAGATAATTACTTTCTCACCTTCAAACGACTTACAGATATAAGCTACAATATCATCTGCCTCACGCTCACGTGGAAAGATAGACGGGATACCGAGACAAGCAAGCATCTCCTTAATCTTACCATTCTGCTCATGAGGAGTACTATCTTTTGTACGTGTACCTTTATAACCATCTAACTGCTCTTTACGAACATTCTGCTGATAGTCCGGCTTCTCATCCCATACACAAATAGTCTTTGTTGGCTTGTACTTATTTACATATGAGTAAATAGCATTAAGAGTAAAGTATATATGCAATCCTGCAATAGTATCATCTGCTCCATCACCATACCGTTTTGCTTGATTCTTTGCCGTCCAAAACGTACGGTGAATCAAGTTATTTCCATCAATTATTAGAGTCTTCATTTTTATGATATTGTGCTGTAGTTACCTCAAATACGTCTTTAGGTAACACTTCTACTAACTCTATTATATCAGAGTTCCTTCCTGTGTCGAATGTATCTGTTGGAATCTTAAGATTTATAAGCTCTGGAACTTGCAGACACCCTACTTGTTGATCTTTAACCTCAATAACTACAAACATCTTTCCAACGTAGTCACCATGGGAGCATGCATACAGCTCACGTTTCTTGATAGCCTTCACTATATAATTATAAGCTACCAAGTATGAAAATCAAGTTTTAACTTCAACTCAATATACCTTCCTCTTTCAATATCTCAAAAGATTTTTGGATGATATGATCCATAGTAAAGTTATCTTTATAGAAGTTATACCCATTTTTAGATATTTGTGCTAATAGCTTACTATTACCTTTCACTTCATTATACTTTTCTATAACATCTTTAGCCAAGGTATCAACATCAGCAGGAATTGGTGTTGGGTAGTTGTAATTACTTTCCCACTCAACAGGGATATACGTATCATCAGGGATCGGTACTATGAGTTTAGATGTAAAACGTGGTCGTATAAATGGTATACCCATTAACCATAACTCAACATCCCTATTACACATATCACGTATACCAGATATTGAAAATGCCATTTTAGAGGCTTTAACCTCTTTAAAATAATTTTCTGATTTACCTGATTTAATATCGATACCTGGTGTGTTACTGTTGTCGAGATGGGTGAGAAGGTCTCTTACTCTAGGTATTAGAAGCCCACGAAAGTAGATACTATCATTAGTTGGGTTATAGCAGTTCTCTTCGTATCTACTATTGGCCCACCATGGCTTAAAATACCATGGTTTTATTTTATCTTTAATTTCAGGCCAATCACGCTCTATAATAGCTTCATCGTAATGACCAGAATAAATAGCTTGAATGTTTTCAACCGGTAAATTCTTGAAACCTCCTTTAAGTTGCAATAAATCAAAAAATGTAGTAAACACTACACACTTTTCTGTATCTTCATTAGCTATAACTAGATTATTTGCATTAAAGGATATTTCATGTCCAAAAAGCTTCCGCTTTTTATAATAATCTTTACCATAAGGCTCAACAACCTTGGTGTTAATTTTTTTAGATTGTAATAACTCTAAAAAGCGTGAATTAAAAATCCAAAACCACTCACTTGTATTGTTACACTTTTCTCCAAGATGTAATATACTACTCATTATATTTTCGGTCCTATATTACCTGCAAGTAACAGACGGTGTGCGAGAGTGTCTAGTGCATCAAGCTGTTGATCAGATTGACCAGATTTAATAAGAATTGTTCTGCCATCAATATCATAGCCGAACAGATAGAATGAATCTAAATATTCGGCTATGATAGATTTGACTTTTTCTCTTAGTTGTCTTTCAGTTGTAAAAGACTTAAGATCTTCAGGGTGATAATTTAGAGCAGCATTTATAAGATCCTCGATATTTTTATCGTTAATCTCTTCTTCTGGATTCTCATCATCCTGCATTCTTATTATACTTATTCAAGAAATCTGAATCTTCAACTTGTTTAACTCCTTGATCAAGCAATCTTTTAACTACCACCTCAATGGAACTAGTCTTAAGGACATAACCACGTCTAAAGTTTTGATTACCATCTTCAAAGCTGAACAAGTATTCATCCTTAAACGGCCTATTCTCAAAGCAAGTAACATATACAGATGCACCAGAAGGGTCAACTAGTACAGTCCACTTACGTAAATCATCTTCACTATACTTATTAAATATCCGCAAAGTGACGAAGCCATTATCCTTCAAACGTTTGACAAAGTAACCAGCTGTCTTTAGCTTATTACGGGTATTACCTGTATCAGACATACTATGCAGTTAGTGATGATAAAATATACTTAAGACGAGTATCACCTTCTCTACACTCAAAGGTAACTACACCATACTCTTTATTAACACTAACTTTAAACGCACCACCCAAGCAGGTAAGCATACGAATATTATCATAGTTAATAGGTACGGGCTCCAGATCAAAATCTACAGTACCAAGACCGAGGGTAAAGTTATCTGTATTATGACGAGCCTTATCAGTAAGCTCAGCTCTTAACACATTACCATCACCATCTTCATTAGCTTCTGTATAAAGATAAATCTTATTAGTCTGATCCGCGAATGTAGATCCTTTAGCAATCATACTCAGCTGCTTCTGGTCAATACCAAATACAACATCGAACTTGAAATCGTTAATCTTCCCGAGATTAAGGCTTGGCTTAGTTAAGAACCCCTCATCAAAGAGATGATACTTAAACTTCATACCGTTACCTCTATACTCAAGGTTATTAGAGTTAACGGTAATCTTAAGTTCATCTTCTGTACGTACAGTATCAATAACTGAAGTAAGCTTTCTAACATCAGGAACATTCAGAGTATCAAAAAACCCTGACTCCATATCAAGCTCTGCATGCAAGATAAGAGTACCGGTATCATCTGCGATTAGCGTACTAATCTTATCACGATCAACAGTGATAATAGCACTCTCACTTATCTTTGATAAAGACTTTAAGAAGCCAAGAAATTCATCCTGCGACTTTACTTTTAACTGATTTAGGTTTTGGTCTGACATTACTATTCTCTAATTGTAGCTTAATATCTTTTAAAAGCAAGTTGCTTTCTTTAACAGCTTCTAGCAGCTGATCCATCTGGCTTGGCTCACTAAAGTCGAATCCAAGCTGTTCTTCTGCAACAGGCTCTGGAGCTACAGGAGCAGCAGCTTGAAGTTCTAACTGAGCTTGCTCAGGTGTAACAGGAGCAGGAGCAACTGGGGCTGGAGCAGCTTGAGGTTGAGGTGCGAACTGACCAGCTTGTTGATGAGCTGCTTGCATATTACCATCATAACCTACCTTTGGTGGAGCCTTAACAGTAGGAGTATTGATTAGATTCTTAACCAAGTTCTGCATTTCACCAGACTTGCTATTAAGCTGTTGAGAAGGATTAACAATCATATCATCCTGCTTCTTCATCTCACCATAGGTAGTACCCATAAGCTGCATTATTGCAGCCTTGGCTTCAGGTGTCATTGGATCACTCATAACTTATTAGAGGTCAGCAAGAAGGTCATCGATATCGTCTTCAACGCTCTTTGCAGGAGCAGTCTCTACAGGGGCTGGTGCAGCAGCTGGTGCAGCTTCAGCAGGAGCAGACCACGGTGGAGTAGCATCAGTTGCTACTGGCTCAGGGCCTTTCTCTTCATCACAGAAGTAATGCTCATTAAGCATCTGCTTAAGCTCATCAGTAGACTTAAGAGGAAAGACAGACTTAAGCTCATGAGTTGTATCATAAATCTCTTTCTGACGATCTTCAGGAAGATCCAACTTACCAGCAGTAGTAAAGCGAGAGGAAACATAAGTAGGATAATCACCTTGCTGCTCACACTTAATCTTAAAGTTAGCTCCTTCATCGCCAAGGTCAAAGATACGAGCACCAAACTCTTCTGCATCATCTCCTTCAATAGCATCAGTAACAATCTTATGAAGTTGCTTACCATAAGAGAGAAGCTTAACCTTACCGTTGTTTTCTGGGTTAGTAGGATCGTCTACAACATAGACATTAACAAGCCACTTCTCTTGACGACGAATAGCTTGAGCTTTTTCCTTTTCAGCCTCTGAACCAGTACGGCTTGCCTTGAAGCGCTCTTCTGAGATAGGGCAACGCTCACCAAAGGTCTGCGGGCTAAGGGTTTGAACATACTGACCGGTAGCAAAGCTATTCCAACCGGTATTGAAGTAGTGAAAGAAGGTGTCAGCAGGTGACTTACTATCTGGAAGTAGGCGGACCGTATAGGTATTACCTGGCTTACAGCGAAGGATCTCACTAAAACGATTTTGCTTGCTATCATTAGAAGCAAGAGCTCCTTTGATACTTTCGAACATGGACATATTAAACGCACTCATAATTACTTTTCTATTTTACTTTATTTTTACTTGTTATCAACTATTTTTTTAATTAGTTTTACTCCGTCTCTGGCCTTTGACTTAAATGTCTCCGAACCATAGAATTTTGTGCGCGTACGCGCGAAAATTGTCATGAAATCAGGAACAATAAAATTAAGAACGTCCTGTTCTACATCTCTTATTGCTCTATCAATCTCTAATGCATGTAGAAGATAGAATGTAATCCTATGTTCTTGCAAATGTACTAATGCTGTTGGCATATTTTGTGAATAGGCTGTCCTATACTCATCTATTGTAAGAGAGTTCCTTTTACAATAGGTAGCAATGAACTTTAACCCCTCTTTAAGGGTAGTAATGTTCTCTTCATTGTCAGGATTAGATACTTCCTTCTCTTTCATATACATTGAGTAACACTTAAGTGCCTTTCTTGTATTGAAGAACTGGAGATCAAAGTATTCATCTTTAGAATAGATCTCAAATGGTGCAATAAACCAATCTCTATAATTGATATTGTTATGCTTCTTAAAAAAGTTCCCTAACTTCTTAAGTGATACAAAGTCTTGATCTTTTAGCTTACTAAAGTCCTTTCGAAACTTTGTAGGCTGACCTTTTGCTGAACGAGAAGCAAATAGGTAGCTATTATAGATCTGCTTTTCTTGCTCGCTAACCATCTACAGTCATTATAACAACCTTAATGTAGAAGTCAACTATTCATTAGCAAAGATTGTCTTATTTTGATTCAAATATTTAGTAATATATTTGGATTCAGCAATCTGTGGTTCAAACTCAATAAAGACTTTAACGAGCTCGAAGTTAGTTTCAACTGTAATTAATGTCTTAAGAATATTTCTAAGTTTGGAGTCCTTAAGAACAAGTACAAAAATGTTTTGAAGTGAAAGTCTCTTACCTTTTAACAAGCAGCAGTATGTGCAAAAGCATAACATAAGATGATCTATTTCTCTCTTTGCAATAGAGCCTGATGGGTTAGGAACTTTTGGTGTCTGCATTATTGTATTGGGGTTAGTTTCTTTGTGAATGCAGCAAATGTATCAGTAAGCTTACCACCTGCAAGATTATGAGCTCCACCACCATCACATAGTTTTTCGGCAAGCTTGCCAAGGTTTAACTGTATACCTTTTTTCTTTCTAAACGATACAACCTTAAGATCAAGGTTAACCATAATAGCAACATCAGCGTCATACTTATCAAGCATGTAGTTTGCCACTTCATTGACTTGAGCTGTTATGAATGTAGATACAACTTTAAAGTCTTTAATCATACCAGCAAACTTTGGGTTCTCTAATTGTTCAACAAACCGTTTGAAGTGTAATTTAATAGCACCTTTTTCTTGAGCTGTATAATCCCTCAAGCCGTTCTTAAATGACTCAATAAACTTCTCAGCTTTGGGTTTGTTGTAACCATAATAAATAGCATTTAACCTTGCAGGGTCCATTTCCCTCGGAAAGTCAAACGACCAACTATCATATTGATTAATTAAATCTACTAACGCTTCCTTTGCAGGTGTAACATCAAGCTTTGACTTAAACTTATCAAAGATTAATTTTGTACAGGAGGGGTAAGGTGTTACAACAGCTTTGGCTTTAGTATACTGCTCAACGAACTTGAAATGTGTTTCGTGATGATCAACAACAACAACATTATCACGGTTAATTGCAATAGCTTGCTCTTCATTAAGTGAAAGGTCACATACAAAGATCTTATCGAAGTGATCAAGAGTATTCCAACGATTCTTAAACTCGTTAAGGATACTATACTCAGTAGTCTCAACAATAATTATATCATGACCACTAAAGACCTCTTTGAGAAGCAAAGCAGAGCCAGCTCCATCGAGATCAGAGTCAGTAAATATAAGTATATGCACGTATATATTTACTATAACGTCTAGATAAATCAACTACCAGCCATTCCCGCAAGAGCTGTAAGCATACTATCATCTTCCTCAAGATCAACATCATTAGCTTGCTCAATGGTAAGGGTCTCGTAACGTATCCTCATAGCTTGAGTCATACCACGTGGACCATAACGATTCTTCATCATACCCAATCTAATAATACCCAAGTCTCTATCTTCATCGTTCTGGAAGATAGACATAATTACATCAGCAGTAGCAGCCAAACCAATCGATTCAGAGATAGTAGCAAGGTCTGGATTATCTTGATCAAAGCCAGCACGGTTCAACTGAGTAGCGCTAATAACAGGACAATCAAACAAGTAAGACATTGCTCTACACTTCTCAGTAACGTTCTTAATACGCTCATATGAGTTAGTACCAACAGTAGAGTGAATAAGGTTAAGATAATCAATAACAATAGCATCTAACTTAATACCTTGATCACCAAACTTCTTAATAAAGGCCTGAATCTGACCTGGCGTAACAGTCGAAGGTGGAAACTCCTTAATAAAGATCTGACCAGGTTCGTCTTTAACAGCAGCTCTCAATGAGGCCCCATTATTTGCCATTTCCTTCATAGGAATCTTTGAGATGTTAGTACAAATACGTCTTGCATAAAGTAACTCTGACATCTCAAGAGTAATCAATAAAACATTCTTACCTTGATTGGCAATATTAGTAGCTACATTACCAAGAAAGATAGACTTACCAATATTAGTCTCACCAGCGAATACATATAATGACTTACCATCTTTA